CCACAAGTAGCAGTCGTTGACAACAACGGAAATGCATTCATGATGGGAGTTGAGTTTGGAGCTGAAGTAACTGGAGGAACAGTCGCTACAGGGACAGCAATGTCAGACCTTTCAGGATATTCTTTAACACTTTCTGCATCTGAAAAATTACCGGCTAATTTTATTGCAGGTGCAACATTGGCTAATCCTTTTGCAGGATTGACAAGTGCAACTGAAACAATAGTAGTGGGTACTAATAGCTAAAAAACGATAGGTTTCTTTTCATTAAGTTTTGTTTAGGTTAGAAGGGGGTACTTTAACGAGTTACCCCTTTTTATTTAAAATTTAGATTATGATAATACTAAGGGAGGTAAATACATCACAGACAATAAAAGTAATTCCTAGAGAATATTATACGACTACTACATATTCAGTAAACATAACAAGTGATTCTGAAAATAAAAATGTCTATTCTCATAATTTTACTGACGAGTTTACTTTAGATAGATACTGGTATCAGTTCAGTGATTTTTTCACAAACCTAGAAGAAAATAATTTTTATACGTTAAGAATATCAGACTCTCAAAAAGAAGTTTTTAGAGGAAGAATTTTTTGCACTAATCAATTTCCTATAAACACATTTAGTGTTAACTCTGGAGAGTACACGACCACGACCTCAACAAATGAATTTATATTCTATGAAGAATAAAAGCGACATACACATTTTAAATCTTAATTCTTATGAAGCTCCTAGAGTTTACGAAGAAAGAAATCAAGATTTTGTTTCTATTGGAGAAAATAACGATTACTACCAATATGTTATAGACAGATATATTGGTTCAACTACAAATCACTCTATTTTAAATGGAGTTACCAATTTTGTTTATGGTCATGGAATAGATGCCACTGATTCTAGTGAGAAGCCTGACCAATACGCACAAATGATGTCTTTACTTAAGAAAAAAGACCTCTTTAGAGTAGTGCAGGACTTTGTAATACTAGGAGAAGGAGCATTTCAAATAACATACAATACAGAAAGAAAGATTGAGAAGATAACGTACTTCCCTAGACAGACTTTAAGAGCTGAGAAATGCAACGATAAGGGCGAAATAGAGGCATATTACTACCATCCTGACTGGAAAGATTACAAAAAAAGAGACAATTTAAAGAGAATCCCTGTATTTGGCACTTCAAAAGAGCTAAATGAGCTGTTTATAGTAAAGAAATATGTGGTCGGATTCCACTATTATAGCCTTCCGAGCTACTCAGCATCTATGCCTTATGCTCTTTTAGAAGAAGAAGTCAGTGCTTTCTTAATTAATGAAACTCAAAATTCTTTCTCAGGGACAAAAGTGGTTAATTTCAACAATGGAGTGCCTGACAAAGAGAAACAAATACAAATAAAAAACGACATTTTAAGCAAACTAACTGGTTCAATAGGAGACAAGGTGATAGTTGCTTTTAATTCCAATCAAGAATCTGCTACTACTGTAGATGATATTTCACTAAACAATGCTCCAGAGCATTATGCTTATCTAGCGGAGGAATGTGTTAAAAAATTAATGGTTGGTCATAGAATTACCTCTCCATTACTTTTAGGAATTAGAGAATCTGGAGGTGGATTAGGTAACAATGCAGATGAAATTCAAACTGCAACCGATTTATTCTTAAACATCGTCATAAAGCCTGCTCAAGACATCGTTATTGATGCTTTAGATGACCTTTTAGCAACTAACGACATAGCTCTCAATCTTTACTTCAAAACTCTTAAACCATTAGATTTTATGGATGAAGATACTGATTTGACTGATGACCAAATAGAAGAAGAAACAGGAATTAAGCAAGAAGATATAGACGAGCAAAAAGTTGAAGTAGATTTAAAGAAAATAGATGGCAAAATAGCTTTTGAAACTATAGAAGAAGCTGAGGAGGAAGCTAAAAAATTAGGCTGTAAAGGACATCATGAACACGAAGAAGATGGAAAGATATGGTATATGCCATGCGAATCTCATGAAGATTATCCTCTTTCTTTAAATAATGAAAAAGATGTATTGAGTGAAGATGAAACTAAAAACATTCTAGGCTCACTAGCTGAAACTGGACATAAATTAAGCGAAGATTATGTTTATGTTGACCAGATTGATGCAGATGAGGATACTGACAATGAAGATTGGGCTAACTACCTTATAAATGAGAAAAAAAGTTCTCTTTCTAAAATCAAAGGTCTTCTAGGATTAGCAGATGAAATTAAGTCTAAAAATAAAGGCAGTTCTTATAGTGATTTAGATTCTAAAAATGGTTTATACAAAATTAGATATACTTATGCTGTAGGTTCTAGAAAGCCAAGTAAAACACAACGAGAATTTTGCAGAAACATGATGAACATGGCAAATGCAGGAATAGTTTGGACTTTAGAAGATATTGATAGAGCTAGTAGAGAAGGAGTAAACAGAGAATTAGGGCATAATGGACAGCCATTTGATTTATTCAAATTTAAGGGAGGTATCTATTGCAGACACAAATGGAGAAAAGTTTTATATAGATTAGAAAGCAACACTGAACCTTCTAAGAATTTAGATAATTATAAAAAGACTAGAACTATTCCTAAAACATATAACAAAAATCCTAGAGGTTCAAAACAGGCTGCAAAAGCACCAGTTAATATGGATAATAAAGGAGCATACCCAAAATAAAATTTAAACTATGGCACAAGTATTATTTATAAATAGAGACGATTTAGTAAGATTCACATCAGCAAATGGAAATATTGATACAGATAAATTCATTCAATATATTTTTATTGCTCAAGAAATTCAAATTCAACGATTTTTAGGAACAGAACTTTACAATCAATTAGAAACTAAAATTGCTAATAATAATTTAGCAGGACATTATCTAACACTAGTACAGGATTATATAAAACAGGCTTTATGTCATTGGGCAATGGTTGAGTATTTGCCATTTGCTGCTTATTCTATTTCTAACAATGGAATATATAAACATAGTTCAGAAAATGCAGTGAATGCTGATAAAAATGAAGTTGACTTTTTAATAGAAAAAGAAAGAACGACTGCTCAATATTTTAGTAACAGACTGATTGATTATTTACAGGACAATTCACCTGCTCATTTTCCAGAATACTATGCGAATAGTTTTCCTGACATATATCCTGATGACCAAGCAAATTTCGGTGGATGGCAGTTGAGTTAGAAAAAACAAAAGAGCAAGAAAAAAACGAAATCTTGCTTAAAAAATATTTAGAAAATAAAGTAGAATCAATTAAAAATAAAACAAATTGGCAACATTTACAGGACAATTAATTTCAGCTACTTACGATGCAATAATAAAAACTATTGACAACGATGCTATAGGTTCTACAGCTAAACAACTAACAGACGGACTTGGAAATGTTACTCCTTTATATGTTTCTAATACACAAATAGGAATAGGAATAACACCAACAGAAGCACTTGATGTTTCAGGAAATATAAAAGCTAGCTTATCAGTTATTGCAACTACTTTTAGTGGTGACTTAAATGGAACAATAAATACAGCAACAGAAGGAGTCACACAAACAGCAGGAAATGATACTACAAAAATAGCAACAACTGCTTTTGTGCAAGAAAGCCACGTAGGAAAGCCAACAGGTTCAGGAACAGGTGGAAAGATTGCTCTTTGGAGTGGTTCTGGTTCATCTACTGTTTTAACAGACAGCTCTATTACTGAGGAATCTACTCAATATTTATTAACTAAAGACATTAGAATATTTGACCCTATTCCTGCTATAACTTTACAAGATTCTGATAGTTCAGGAAGTGCTTCTTCAGGAGACATACAATGGCTTGACAATGCAGCAAGTCAAAGAGCTATTATTAGTTTAAGCAATGCTGTTCTAGGAATAACTAGTAAGCATGGAGGCTTAAATTTTGCAACTAACTCTACTCCTGCTCTAACGATTGATGGCAGCCAGAACGCAGCTTTCACTGAAAAGGTCACTTCTAATTCTACTATTACAACGGATGGCGGAACTACTCTGACTACGAAAGATTATGTAGACAGTGTTATTACTGCTCAGGAATTAAATTTTAGTGGTACAAGTGGAACAGGTTCTGTAGATTTAGACTCACAAACATTTGCTGTGATTGGAACAGCTAATGAAATAGAAACCTCAGCAGGTAGTCAACAATTACAAATTGGACTTCCAGATGATGTCACAATCGGTAGAGACTTAACAGTAGTCAGAGAAATACAGACATTTAGTTTAGATGTTACAGCAGGAGCTTCTATAGAAGGCTTGGGAGTGACTGGTGACTCAACTTTTTCAGGAACAATAACTGCACCTACTTTTATAGGAGATTTAAATGGCACAATAAACACTTTAACAACTGCTGTAACACAATCAGCAAATAACAATTCTACAAAGGTAGCCACGACTGCTTATGTAGATACTTCTGCAGGTTTATATTTACCACTTGCAGGGGGAACACTTACAGGTGCTTTAACAGGAACAACAGCAACTTTTACAGGAACTATGGCTGCAGCGACTGTTGATGGAACTGTACTTACTGATGGTTTTATAAGCTGGTCAGCAGCACAAATAAATAGATATGGTGCAGCAATAGAATTACAATATACACCTACAAAT